ATCTGGTTTATTTTCAAAATGTTTTTTCATTACTTCTATATTTTTTGGATCATCGTCACTAAAACCTATAGAAAGCTCTTTTGGAATAAAGTTATTTCTTACTCCTTTCTTTAAGAATACTTTTTTATTTAGTACTGCCGCCATCGCCTTGATGTAACTAACAAATTCTTCCATAGCTTCTACCTTAGCCTCTTCAGGATTGACAGCTCCTTCTTCATCTCCGAACGATACAGGGTGATATTTGTTGAGTTCTAAGTATGATCTTATTAACTCTTCGTCACTCATATCCTCTTCATCTACGAAGGTTCGATATTTTTTGAGGTTCTTTATTAGTTGTTCTTTATCTATACCATTAAATCCTGATATAATATAGTTGTATATAGCTTCTTTAATTGTATTCGGGTTGTGTCCTCTCGCCGTGATAATTGCAAAAATTGAACCGTTATTTATCGCCTCTCTAAAATCATCGAATGCAGGACCGACCTTAGCTTTCATAGCATCAACTAAAAAGTTTTTGTCTCCACCTGATCTGAAATTTCTGAATGGACTATCCGCATATCCTACAATTTCGTTACCTTTGTATTCAAAAGGTTCTTTGCCAATCATATGTCTATATTCTGCAAAATCGTCAGTTGACATACCAAACTCTTCTCCGTTTTTATCTATCACTATAATTTTTGTGGGCATATGAACAATATTATCGTCCCAATCGAACGCGTAATACTTCATATCTGGTGTATTTTCAGACTTAAATCCTTCTGTAAATTCTTTTCTCATTGGCTAAAAAAGGGGGGAATTTACCCCCCTTCTATTTTTAGATATTTTCGAACGAAGCTCCAGTTGGAGTGATGAAGAATTCAATATCGATGAATTCCAAAGCCTTCGTAGGTTTTAAGTATATCTTACCTGTTAATGTATTTCTATCTAAGTCTTCAGGTGTTGAAGAAACTGTTACTCTGAAGTCATAAAGACCTCTATCTCTTCTAATTGAATCTAAGATAGGGTTAACACTATCCAAGAATTGTTGTCTAACGATTTGGTCGTTTTGCTCGAACAACAATCTTACTGCTACTGCTGAAATCAACTTTCTAGCTTGAAGTAACAATCTTCTTACGTTCAATCTGTTTAATGCGGTGTCAGCAACTTGTAAAGTTTTGTTACCCCAAATTACAGTTCCCACATCAGCGAATGTTGCGATAGGGTTGATTCTTCCTTGATACAAAGTATCTCTATCTTCTTGGGTGAGTTTTACTCTCGCTTTGATAGAGTTCACAAGACCTCTTGTGTAACCCGCTGAAGCGAACCAAGGGAATGCGATGTTATCAGTCAACGCTAAGTTTCTACAAACTTCACCAGTTGGTGGTAAGTAAATTTGTGTATTGTTGACAGTATCTCTTGTCAAAATCCAAGGATAGTAAGTCGCAGTATAGTTAGAATCAATACCTGTGTTATCCAAGTTGTCTACAGCTTCTTGAGAATAGATTATATCCAATGAGTTTGTAGCGTCAGGGGTAAACATTTGATAGTCAGGTGTTGTTGCGATGTATACTGAGTCCGCTCTTGAGAACTGAACCATATCGATTGCTTCCTCAACCAAGTTAGAGTTATTTACATAATCTATACTTGAAGTTGCAAATACGTTGATGTTTGTAGATTCAGGATTTGCGAATGTAAGAATACCTAACAAGTATGCGTAATAGTCAGTATTAGCAAAATCTTGAAGGTTATTCTGAACAACGATTCTCTTGAACAAACCATCACCAGTTGCATTTGGATATCTTTGTGACGCGGATGCTCCCGCTAAGAAACCTGAAGATCCCAATTGGAATCTATCTTGATTTGTTCTATGTTCTCTGTAGATATCCCATCCATCAAAACCTCCAGCAAAACATATAGTATATTTTCTTGAGTATATGAAATAGTAAGGGTTTTCTTGAGTTTCAGGATCCGATGAGAAGTTAGCAACACCACATTCGAATGCTGTCTGACCACTAGTTTGGAAAGAATTCGAAATAGTTACAACTGTAGCACCTGAGTCCATGTGGAAACCTTTACTCAAATAATTCCATTGTTCACCAGGAACAGGAAGAGGAGACACAACCCAATTGATTGGATTTTGAGTTCCTTTATATTGTAAGAACGCATCATCAACTCCGAATTGACTTGAGAAACCTAAATAACTTCTTCTTACGATGTCACCAGCAGATTCTGTTGTGTTTGTGCTTGCACCGAAAGGAGGGTTATAGATTACCTCACCAGGGAAATAATATTTAGTTTTAAAAATTGGAACTGGTGAAGGGTTAAGTACTGAGGAATATTCTCTCTGGGTATATCCATAGAATCCACAAGGTATTGCATCTATTGGTGCTTCGTCAGCCATTTCAACCATTATGTATCTTGAAATCAATGCGTACTCACCATCACTTGATCCAATCTTTTTAGCAACAAAGTTGTTAGAAAGAGGATCCATGTTACAGTTTGTGAATTTTTCAATTACAACTGGGTTAGCGTCCGTGTCAAAAAAGTTTCTAACTAACACGTCAAACGTCATATTATTGAAAGACAAGTTAGCAATTGAAACTTTAACTTCAGTGTTTGCTGAGTTACCGTCAGAAATTGAAATGAATCTAAACAAGTTATAAACTTTATTACCTCTTAACTCGGAAACCAAGTAAGGTGTTTGAGGTGCTTTATATTGTGTTACATTGTAAGCGATTGAAGATGGGTCTTGACTTCTAGCACCAGGTAAAGAAATTAAATCACAGTTCAAACCTCTAATATAACCTTGGTTATAAGCGTAATTCAAAGTGCTTGGATACACTTCCTCAACAAACACAGGAACCTCATTTCTTGATTTTCCAAAATTATCGACACCTAAAACTTTAGTAATATATTTTGATGATGCTGCGGACATTGAAGTTTCAAACGAGAAATTGTCATTATCTTTAGTAACACCTGATATTAAGAAAGTTTCATAAGGTGATTGAGTAATACCTGAATATTGTCCACTACAATTCAAAGTCAAAGCAGATAATGCGTTAACTTCATAAACTGGTCCGTGTTGGTCACTATCAACGCTATTAGTATATAAAGATATACCTCTTGATCTCAAAGTCGCCACAACCATATTGTTGTATTCGGAATACGCAGTTCCTGAGTAAGTGAAAACACTACCTGATACGGTACCTGAGAATGTTGAAGAACTTCCTGATGTTAAACTAGAAACATAATAAAAGAATGAATATCCTGAGTAAGCGTTTCCTGAAGTAATATCAAAGTTAGCATAATACCAAGGATCGTTCAAATCAGAACTCAAATCATTTGTTGCCAAGTTGACAGTATCACAACCATATTCATTTATCACATTTGAATATTCTCCAGTTAAGTCATAAAAATTAGACTCAGGAATTGCTCCATATACCACTGTTGTATTTGCTGACAATGATGGAGTATCCATAATATTGTCAAGATTACTATTGAAGTCCAAAGCTAAACTTGAAGTACTTCCATCAGATAATCTATACTGAGTGTTGAAATTTGCCAAAACTGGCGCTGGTAATCCACCACCAACAAATGTCACAGTATTTCCTGTTGAAGTTCCTGTGAATGATGCAGTCCAAGTAGTTGCTGAAGCAGGATTCAATCCAATAGTCAAAGGGTCAACATTAGCAATAGTTTTGATACTCCAAGAAGGTCCTGCGTCATATCCTGAAAGACCCAAAATTCTTGTAACGAAAAGTTGATTCGATTGTTGTAAATATGATTTTGCGATATAAGCCGCTTCATATTTTGGGATTTGTGTGTTTATAAATTTTGTAGGTTCAGTCCCCCCAAAATATGCTTGAAACTCATCGTAGTTTGTGATAAAGATAGGTTCGAATGCGGGACCTTTAATTGTTTCCCCCACTAAACCTAATGTAGTTACACCTACACTTTGAGCAACAAATGATAAGTCAGTTTCAGACGTATATACTCCAGGCGATACGTATACCTTTTGATTTACTTGTGTTGCTTGAAAAAACATAGTTCAAAATTATTGTTAGCAAATTTATTTTAATGATAAATATTCATATCTATGTGAAAAAACTTGACTTTTGAATATCTATTTGTAAGTAGTATGAATTTATTCTACCTTTTTTCTGCCAATGAAAACAACTAAAGAAATAAAGAATATTAAAATATCCCCTGAATCACATGAGATATTAAAAAAGTACTGCGAAAAGCGTGGGATAAAAATTTATAAGTTTTTGGAAAATCTTATAATGGAGAAGTGTAAAGAAAAGAAAGATATCTATGGTGAGGATTAAACCAACTGGGATTCAAACTTGATTGTTGATTCCAAAGTGTTATTATCCTTAACCACCTCAATCCTTAAGATATCATTTGTTGTGATTTGAATTTCAGACACATCACTACCGTAATAGTCATCATTTATATAGACATCAAAACTTTCAACATTAGTTGTTCCGAGTAAAGTCATGTTGGCACGAAAATCTATTATCTCACTCAAACTGTCATTTCCAACAATAAATAAAAAATTAGATAAGAAATCGTCAGGGTTTTCAGGAAACTTTGGTCTTCTTCTTTTTAATA